CTTGCAGAAGTCTTCAATGTCATCCAGATAGGGACAGATTTCTGCTTCTGGTTGCACCCACTTCACATCATAAGTATCCACAAACCGTTTGGTGGTAGGTTGTGCGATAGCATTACGAAGATCATCCTCACAAGTGTACTCAGTGTGAGGAGCGACAATAACACTTTGCTCAATTACTTCAGGAAACTTATAGGTAATCGTGTTGGGGCAGTAAGTATCATTTCCACCAAACCCGATAAAGTCTCCCTGATAGATGAATTGGGTGCGAGGCAGACTATCAAAACAAGCGTGAAGGATAGATGCAACCTTACCTTGATGGTTTGCATCAATCTCTTCGTGAGAATGATTGATTTTGATTTTAACTTTGTTGAACACAGATTTAGTGCCTACAAAGAACTTACCATTAGCAGGATTGCGACCCCACACAATAGCAGGAGCACCGTCAATCTTGACAGAAACTTTAGACGGAGCAGTGAACCAATCCAACACCGATAGATCACCAGTCAGGATAGAATCTTCGGGGTGTTCAATATGCTTGTTCTGCATTTGCTTGTTGCTCATACTACAGGGACACTTTGGGGGCTCCCCCTTTCAGTCAATGGGTAGTTTCGCTTGTGATTGACTTTTAACATTCAGTTCCTCCATAATAATTTGCTTCGGAAGAAAGTTCCAACAATAATAACTGGAACTGAATGTAATCTTGTCGTTTGGTCTACCATCAGGACTATGAAACTTCATCCTCTTATCAAACATTAGAAGTTGCAAATCTTTATCCTTGAACAACTGCTTTGGAGCACTATCATTCAACCAAGTGTTAGTCATAATGAGAGCAAATGGTTTTTCAAATGATAGTGCTCGCTCAAAGAACTTACGTTTGTTCGTGAATGGTGGATTGGATACAATCATATCCCATTCAGATGGTTCATAGTCAAAGAAATCCTGACCAAGACTAATATGAGAATGAACTACTTTGTTCTGATTGGAGATTTGCTTGACAAACTCACTCTCAACAGTATCAAATGGACACCAGACAATAGAATCCTTTGGGATATATTTGAGAATGGGAGTTACACCGTAAAAAGGTGTATAACACTCATCATTATTCCCCTCAGAATACATTAGTTTGCCACTGTCAATCGTCATACAATTTGAGTTCCGTACTGATAGATTTCTTTCTTAGTTAGATTACCAGAAAGGCGAGGATCTTTGTGCTTACCGTGAATCTTACGTTCCCAATCTTTCTTAAGTTTAGGAAGCAGAATCATCAGAACATCATCACCAGTAAGTTTCCAAACTTCTACCACTTTACCTCCATCATATCGGGCAATATAATGATTAGAATACTTACCAAGTTTCTCCTCAATCAGATAACGTTCCTGCTCTTCCCAAGTATCCTGAACACTGATACCATTATAAGTCCCATTGATAGAATTAGCAATCGTGGATTTATACTCACATTCACCCTGTTCATCAACAGCATCAGCACCAGAATAAGTATCTGCTACTTGATGCCCAAGAATACCAGCAAGATGTATCTCACGGGAGCGAGCATAAGAGAATGGATCTCCCCAACCTTGCTGCTCACAAAGTTGATACATTTCCTCAAACAGTTGTTGAAACTTTTGTTCGGGAGTCATAAATTACTCATTTAATAAGGGGAACACTTTACAGGCTCCCCCTTTGTATCACAGAGGAAGTTGTGCTACACTCTTACGTTTTTTGTGGTCTGTGATATACTTTCGTGCTGATGATTCAGTCCTACAAAGTTTCTCAAGTTGATGACCATTGTGTATGATAAGATACTGATTACCATAAGGAATTGCAGCGTATTCATCCTTAAACATCGTGAATCCTTCCATCAACCAATTTCCACAAGAGATTGAGGATCTTCAACACCAATCAGTTGAGGAAGGGCACCTGCGATAGAATAAGAAGAAGAGCAAGTTTCCATACGCTTTGCAACATACTGGCGAGCAAGTTTATCAAGTTCGTTCAGATAATTCACTGCAAAATCGCGTTGTGCTGCTACTTCTTCTGCTGTTTCGCAACCCTTAGTATAAGTGACAACATCAGTTACATCAATGTCACGCTCAACATAGTTTTTCATAATTTGAAGAAAACCACGTTCAATATAGGTGCGATCTTTTGCACAAATCACCACAGGATTAGTAGAGGAACTTGTATCCACAATCTCTGCAACTTTAGATTGTGCGCTCTTAGGATGAACAAAGGGAAGAATATTGACAGCAATCGTAGTTTGCTGATAAATCTTATCTACAATGTCACTCACCTGTTTTGTAGTGAATGAGTGATTGATGTTGCTCACCCAGTTAGTAATTTCTGTTTTGGAAAGAGAGTTACCGTGCCGCTTACAGTAGCACACACCACGCAGAATAAAATCGTTCATAGTGTGACGCTTTGCTACTGTATGATTGTTTGCACCAAGCGAAACAAGATCATAAGCATCTTCAATACGATTCGCCCAATCACCTTTCAGACGATATACAAGAAAGGGATAATCCTGAATTCCAAGTTCATAGCAAGCATTGGAGCGATTATATCCGTCCCAAGTTTCTTCTTCACCGTTAGGAAGAATCACCACAATAGGAGGAAGTTCGGTTACACGATAACCTTTTTGAAATTCTGTAATTAGACCGTTGATGTTGTTGGTATCAACACCACCTGCTCGTGCTTTGTTTGCTGCTTGTTGAATGTTAAGGTTAGACCATTCTTTCACTTCAACACCGACAAATTCGGCACAGTCAAAGGAAGGAATGTCAAGAGATTTGAATGTAGGATTACTCAGCAGAGCATCCCAAGAAGTCACATTGGACTGAAAAAACGGAACAATTTGAGTCATAATCTTGTAAAAATAGCAAGTTTGCTTTGTATCAGTTGATGCGAACAGAAGTTCTCAACTGATGATGTAAGTTTAACAACTTTGGGTGGGGATGTCAAGCCCCTGCATTACACTTTGGAAAAAATCCTCAGTTTGTTTGCATTGAAGGTATCATAGCACCCCCACAGTAGAATTGCAAGAAAATCAGGTTTTGACCCCTGATGGGAACAGGGGTCTCAGTGAGACTCACCTGCGAACCACGCTCACCGCTGCCTCACCCTTCTCCAACTTAGCAGCGTCATCGTGATGCAAACGGATGCAGCGTCCGATAGTCTGACTGATACCGATGTAGTCCATATTACGCATAAACAACACTGCCTCAAGTCCGCTCACATTGATACCTTCAGACAAGATGCTGTGATGTAGAACAACAAACTTCTTAGAGTTATCCTTACCCCAAGCGGAGAGAGTGTCAAAGAACACCTCACGATTGACTTTCTTACCGTCAATCACTGCACCAGTCTTGGCAGTAATGAACATCCAAGAATATCCGCGCTGCTCTAGTTCATCGCAGAAATCAGTTTCAGACACCAGAGAGACGATTTGCTTGGTTGCCTTAGCACAAATCAGAATCTTACCAACATTGTTCTCATCAATCGTTTCAAGCAGATTCTCAGAATCACGGTCAAAGTTGGTCTGCTTACCCTTCACCATCGGCAGTTGCTTGACGATAACTTTAGGGGGAACAATGTATCCACCAGCAACAAGTTCAGGAGCAGGAACTTTACAGATAACCTGACCATAAACCCGAGAATCATTCATTCCAGGTTTACTCACAGCAAGCGAATGTTTCGGAGTTGCAGTGAAGAAATAGCAGCGTCGTGCGTTAGCAGCAAAGTGCTCAGTTGCAGGGAAAAAGTGACGCTGAACGCTGTTATGTGCTTCGTCAAAGTAGATGGTATCCACATCAACTCCAGTACGCTCAAGGCGAGACAGGGAGTGATAGGTTGTAATAATCAACTTGTGACGGGAGTTATTGTTCTCAATCCACTGACGAATGACACCAGGACGAGTAGAAGATTCGTGATGAGTTTCGCCACTGTGAATGTGAAACACAGCAGCATTAGTGATAAACTCAAGGAACTCAGCAGAGAGTTGCTCAGCAAGCAGAATACGCGGAGCAACAACAACAATAGTCTGTGGAGTTTCTGACTGCAACTCACGCAGAGCATCATAGATCATCTTCAGAGTCTTGCCCCCACCAGTAGGAACAATCAGTTGGCCTTTGTTATGCTTTTGCATTGCAGCAACAGCACGTTCTTGATGAGGACGGAGTTGGATTTGCATTGGAATCATCATACATTACAAGGACACTTTGGGGGCTCCCCCTTTCAATCACCATTCATTCCAATTCCAATCAGAATCAGAATCACAACACCTACAGGAACAGCAATATACCAGTAAGTTACAAGCAAATAGAGTAAGAAAGCAATACCTGCTAACCAAATGAAACCTTCACTACTTTCAGAACTTATGGAAGAACCACCAGACCTAACTTCCCTCAGGTTAGTGATTTGTTCTGCTCCATATACTCTCTCAAGTTGTTGCTTTGCACCTACAGATGTTGCTGCTTCAACCTCAAGTGTTTGGCGTCCTGCACTAGACCCCAACCAACATTCTGCTCTCCAAGTTGCCATAATAATCAGTCGTTCTTAGAATAATAAGATGCTTTGTGGTTAATGTCAACCTCCATAGACTTCTTCAGCGATAGGAGTATCACCAAACAATTCCTGGAACAACCAGTTTTCGGGTTTGTTGAGGTTGCTTTCACACTCTTTCAGAAAAGCAATCTCACGAGTCCAAAACTCTACAGATTTCTTTGCTTTCAGATACTCATTGCGAGCATCATAAAGTTTGCGTTGGATTTCAATGCGGTCCATAATGAAGTGGTGCTTATACTATGAGGACACTTTAGAGGCTCCCCCTTTCAATTACTTGCTGGTATATTTGTGCTTAAGTTCTTTCTCTGACTTCTTACCTGTAGATTGAAGAACAATATCTCTCAGAGTTCTTTCACCTTTCTTTGTTTGTGCATTTCTTTCTGCTCTACTCATCCCAGATGCTTTGGGTGCTTTATAACCAGCAGCGGGTGCTTTTGCTGCTGGTTTCTTTCTCAGAAGTTCAGATGCAGTTTTAGATGCTTCCTTTGCAGATGGTTTTGCTGAAGATGGTTTTGCTCCGCTTCTTCTTGCAAGTGCTGCTTTTCTTCTTTCTTCTTTTGCTGCTGCTAATTGTGCTTCTCTTGCTGAACCACGCTCTTGTGTTGGTGCTTGAACAGTTGATTCACGTTTCTTACCAACATCTTTACGGGTTTTATATCTCTTAGCAGGGACAGTTTTACCACCACCAACTGCTTTCACACGACGGGTTTCGGGGTCAGTCTTTCTACGAAGTCTTCCTGTTCTTCCTTCTGGACCTGTTTTGATGATTTGAGCACCAGAACGGAACTCAGCATCATAGGTATCTCCAGTTGCTTCGCAGATAGAAATAAACTCCTGAAAGGTACGCATCGTGTGAGTAATAAACGCTTCTTGTTTATTTATATTTTAGTCAGCGTCTTTCAGTTTATCTTGAGCAGATTTGCTAATCTTACAGACCATATCGTTGTCGTAAAAATACTTCACACGTTCGCGGCGAGCAGCAATCAGAATGTCATATTCTTCTTGTTGTTGCTTCGTGAACTTAAAGTCTTGCTTGCGCCAAGCATCTTTCAGTTCGCGGATGTGAGGAAGAACATTTACAGTGTCAGTCATTTGTTTTGTTTGATTAAAGTTCAGTTAGATTGTTCAAGTTCGGCGGCGATAATGAGCAGGTCGTTGCGAATCATCATGCGCTGAGTGCCGCGATCGGATCTGGTGCTACATAAAGGCACCACCTGATCCGCAGCAGCCCGCAGGGCGGCGGCAACGCGAATGCGAGTCGCCCAGTCTTCCGGGTAATCAGTCGCATCCAGCACCGCCTGCGCGGCGGGGGAGAGTTGTTCAGTCATTTGTTCAGGATACAGGAGTTTCGGTTTCGGTGGTCGTTTCGGTGGACACTTGTTTAGGTGTCATCCGCAGATTGTAAGGACTATTGAAGAACCTGCGGAAAGCAGTAACAACAATAAGAAGCGTTGAAGCAACACCAACCAAACCAAGGAAGGTAATAGCATCACCATTGAAAGAATACTGGTCAGGAGTCATAATCAGAAGTCGTAGTTAGTGTTAATCAGTCGTTGAAAAGATTTATTGTCCTCGTTTTCATCAAAGAGTTCATCATAAACTTCTTCAACGAAATCAGCAGGATAGAACTCCTCAACTTGAATGTCGTCGTAGTGATCCATTTTTCGGAATGAACGCTTACATTATGGGGACACTTTAGAGGCTCCCCTTTTTTATCAGCGAGACAAGATTGCTTTCATCTCTGCTCTCTTTTGTGTTTGTTGTGCTCTTGCTTCAGCACCCAGTTCCTGATGAACGTGCTTAATCTGTGCAGTCTTTTGTGCTCCTTGACGCATCGCAACTTGCTTGCTGTAAAGGTTAGGTTCCATTGTTGGACTTTGTTCTGACTGCAACTCTCTCTTAATTTCCTTCTTAAGTGTTTCTCTTTCTGCTGCTGCCTGTTGCTTCTCTTTCTGTGCAGATTGATAATCAGAAACTTTTTGCTTTTGTGCTGCAACTTGCTGTAATTGTCTTTGTTTCAGTTGTTGTCTTCTCTTTTCAATATCTTCTTTAATCTTTTCAATCTTCTTCGCTTTCTTCTTCACTTTCCTGATAGCACCACCACCAATTCCACCCTGCTTCTCTAACTCTTTCTTAACTTTCTTTTCAGTTCCAAGAGGTGTTGATGGTGCATCGTGGCGAGCAAGAGTATAAGTCTTCACACCATCTACTTCTTTATAAGTTCCTGGGACTGCGTGAGGTGGTGTAGAACTCTTCTTCTCACAGATTATCAGAAACTCTCTAAAGGTAATCATTTCTTATCCTCAAGTTCTTTAATCTTTTTCTTCATCGCTTGATATCCTCTATCATATCCACCACCTTTTCTTACTCCACCGTACTTTCCACCAGGACGACCAAAGGGATCAGGTTCTACAGATTTTTCTGCTTCAATAATAGTTTCTCTCCACTCTTCACTCATATTCACCATAATTGCTTCTGCTGCTTGCTCAGTATCAGCATAACCCTCATCAAGAAGGTGTGAGAGAATGATGTCGTAGAGGTCTACTTGTTCTTTGCGAGTATCTGGAACATCAATTCCTCTTCTTCTTTTACTTTTATTTCCAGAACCTTCAATAGGAGGTTTATTTTTTCTAAAGTCCCCCCGAATAGAAGTAACTCTCATAAGTTGATCTATGTTTTGTTTTTGTCCTGATTTTGCTCTTCCAGATGCAGTCATCTTACTTCTAAGAAGTTGCTGTGCTCTTTCTTTACGTGGACCAGTTAGTTCTTCATCAACAGAATAAACTTCCAAATATGCTTCTTGGATATTGCGAATGTCTTTTGCGTCCATCTTACAAATACTTTTTTAGATATTTATGTTTCACTCAAACTCAAGTACCCTATTCATCTTTCGCAGTGGTGGAGTTTGATATGTTGAACAACTTGTACCATCAACATACACAGTAGTCTTATCATTCCAATGTCGCAGTGCGTTTGCCACAATGAAAGAGTTGGTGATAAAAATACTCAAAAACATAGAAAGACGGATAAGAGCAATCTTATCCGCTTCCCTGTCATCTTTACCACTTTTTTCACCCAGAGACTTTGCGATCAGTCGCCAAGCAGTT